AAGGCGCTGAACAAGGCGCCTCAGGTCAAGCAGGAAGTCGAGAAAAAGCCCCAGATGATCTCTGGATCTCGGCGCATGGACCCGAAGGCCAAAACCTCCCGCGAAGCACAGCAGAGGGCTGAGAACCTCCGCAAGTCAGGGTCATTCGACGCTGGCGTTGCGGCTCTCATGGACCTCAACCTTTAACGGAGCACTTCAATGGCACAGGTTGCCAATACCTTTGAGACCTACGACGCCGTAGGTAACAGGGAAGAGCTTGCGGACAAGATCTATATGATCACGCCGGAAGAGACTCCCTTCACCTCACTTATCGGCCGCAAGTCCGTCGCCTCTGTCCACCCCGAGTGGCAGACCGACACGCTTGCCACGCCGGTCACCACGAACAACCAGCCGGAAGGCAACGACTGGACGTTCGACGCCATCAACCCCACGACCCGTATCGGCAACTACTGCCAGATTTCGGAAAAGGCGTTCATCATCTCTGCCACGCAGGACCAGACTGACAAAGCCGGTCGCAAGTCCGAAGTTGCACGTGAAACCGCCAAGAAGGGCGTGGAACTCCGCACCGACATGGAAGTCACCCTCCTGAGCAATCAGGCGGCTTCCGCCGGTACGGGCAATGGCGCCACCAACCGCACTGCGGCTGGCTTCCGTGCCTGGATCGCCACCAATGACGATCTTGGTTCGGGTGGTTCGTCTGGTTCGTTCTCGAACGGCATCCAGGGCGCGGCCACCAACGGCACCCAGCGCGCGTTCACCAAGACCATTCTGGATTCGGTGATCCTGAACACCTACAACGCAGGCGGCAATCCTGATGTCCTCATGGTTTCGCCCTACGTCAAGACGGTGTTCTCGCGCATCCTTGACGACGCGGATGTGGTTCCGCTGCGCCATGAGATCAAGGGTGGCCAGGCTAAGATCATTGCCGCTGCCGATACCTATCTGTCGGACTTCGGTACGATCACGGTTGTTCCGAACCGCCAGATGGCCCGTGCCGGCGCCACCGTTGCGCGCAATGCGTTCCTGATCGACCCCAAGATGGTCCAGATGGGCGTGTTCCGCGACATCACCATGAACAAGCCGGCCAAGACCGGCGACTCCGAAAAGCGCGTTCTGAACGTTGAGTACACGCTCATCGTAAAGAACGAAGCCGCTCACGGCGCCGCCTGCGATCTCTTCGGCCTGACCGCTTCGACCTGAGGAGAAACGACAATGGCTACTTCCTACTCCCTCCAGCCGATTGTTGTAACGGCAAACACCACGCTCACGCAGCGCCCGTACGCAAACAATATTTGCGTGCTGAACTCGTCCACCGGCCGCACGATCACGCTTCCGGCTTCGACCGGCAAGGGCGACGTGTACACGGTGTTCATCCAGACTACGGTGTCTTCGGGCAACCACGTCGTCCAGGTGGCGAACTCTACCGACGTTATGTCGGGCGCCATCCATCTGACGACGGATATTGCCGGCACGTCGATGCCGACTTCGGCTTCCACCGACACGATCACGATGAACGGTTCCACGACGGGCGGTTTGCTTGGTTCGTGGATGCAGTTCACGGATGCCGCTGCCGGCTTCTGGATGCTGGCCGGCGCCCTGACTTGCACCGGCACTGAAGCAACGCCGTTCTCGGCGGCTGTGTAACATCTCTGAGGGGCTGGCGCTTGCTGGCCCCTTTTTCTTCCAACCATGGAGAATTTCATGCCGCGAGGCGTATACGAACGTCAGCCTGCTGTTGCTATGGGCGAGATCACCAGTCCAAAGGACGACATGAAGATTGCGCCTGTCAAGATGGTCGCAATGAAGCTGTTGCGGCACTATCGCCCGATGGGCGAATACGAAGTCGTTGGCTACCTCAAGAAGGAAGTCACGAAGAAATTCCCCGATGGCCAGATCAAGGTTGTCGAGCCGGAGGAGTTCATTCCCGGCGAGAAGGCCCCGCCGCCTTTCCCCGGCGTCCTCAATGAGAACAAGGTCTGGGCTGGAACCACGATCAAGGTTCCCGAGGACGAAGGCAAGACCATGAAACGGCAAGGGATTGCCGAGCGTGACTTCGACGATTGATCCCGCCCGTCTCAATATCCGAGACGATGCTTGGGAATTCGTAGAGATCACCGAAGACTTCATTCGCCACCGCGCGCCCATCGAGCGGCTTGCAAATGGCGATGTGATCTATGTCTACCGCACCACGCCGCGCGCGATCGATGCGATGCTGGAAGACAACAAGCGGTCATTCGAAGAGAGCCATTACAAGCGGTTTGGCGATGGCCAGATCGTCGGGCGCATTCCTCTCAATGTGCTTTTCGATCCCAAGAACCAGCTTGCGCAGAAGATCCGCGAAGGCGACCGCGATCACATGAAGTGGTGGCTCAATTCCGAGCAAGCCAGACCGTTCAGGACGTTTCGGGGTAGGGTATGACCACTATTGCATCCTATTCCGACCTCGTTACCGCATTCACAAGCGACTGGCCGGCGCGCTCCGACATCTCTGCCGCAGCAGACACTATCATTCAGCTTGCCGAGGGCGTAGCGAACAGCAAGCTTCGCATGCGCCAGATGGAAACGACGACGACGCTTACGCCCACGTCGAACCTCTGCACGCTGCCAACCGATTATCTGGAATACAAGCGCGTCGTTGAACTCGCATCGATCCGCCGTCGCCTCGAATATATCACTGAGAATGCAGCGGACGCGCTCTATCCAGACCGCGCCTCTGGGCTGGCGTGCAACTTCACCATCCTTGGCACTCAGTTGATGGCGTTCCCCCTCAGCTCGAACAATATCGAACTGACCTATTACCAGAAAATCCCGGGCCTCACCTCCACCAACACCACGAATTGGCTTTTGACGGCGCACCCGAATTTCTATCTGCATGCCTGCCTGCTCTACGTGGGCGAGTACATCAAGGATGCAGACCGGATTTCGACCGAGAGCCAGTTCCTTCAGAGCTACATCGACCTGATGAACTCGGTTGAGGCTCGGGGCAAGTTTGGCAATGCCGGCGTGACGTTGACGGGCTGCACGCCGTGATCGTTTTCCCGCCATTCGAGCCCGACCGCTCCATCTATGCGCCCGGCTCGACAGGGAATGTCGTGAACTGCATTCCGGTACAGGATGGTTGGGGCCCGCTGCCTGATTTAACGGTGATTTCCAGTGCCCTGGCGTCTCAATGCCTCGGCGCTGTCTATGCCAGGACATCTACGGGCGCTTATCGCATCTTCGCCGGCACCGCGACGAAGCTTTATGAGTACAATTCAGCCACGCTAGGCTGGACCGATGTCTCTCGGCTTGTGGGCGGCAACTATACCGTTGCAACGGGTGATCGCTGGACGTTTACGGTCTTCGGGACGAACCTCTTTGCTCACCAAATCTCGGACGACATCCAATACATAAACGTTGATGCCGGGACGAACTTCGCCATAGCGCCCGGTTCGCCTCCCAAGGCAAAATACAGTTGGGTTGCGGGTGAATATCTGGTGCTTGGGAACATCGCCAGCTTCCCCAATCGCATTCAGACCTCTGGCATTGGCGATGCCTCGTATTGGACGGTAGGGCAGAAAGGTTGCGACTTCCAGGATTTCCCCGATGGCGGGGAAGTTATGGGCGGGCGAGGTTCGCAGCAGGGCGCAATCATCTTTCAGCGCACCCGCATTCGCTCAATGACCATTACGACTGGCGATTTCTCGTTCCGCACAGATGTGCTGAATCAGGATCGTGGCGTGATTTCGCCATTGACGATCACGGAAATCGCTCCGGGCTCCTATTTCTACTATTCGGCAGATGGATTCTTTCTTGGAGTGGACGGAACGCCGATAGGCCGCGAACGAGTTGATAGATGGTTTGACGCGAATATTGATCGTTCGCAATTGAACACAATTCGAGCGATGCTCGATCCGTTCCAAAAGATAGTATGGGTGCAGGCGCAGAAGGCGGATACGAGCAAGTTTCTTCTTGGTTACCATTGGGGCCTGGATCGCTGGTGCTATGCCGACAACAACGTGACGGAAATGGCGTCCCTGGTTACGCCCGCCGTCACCGTGGATGGAATGGACCTCTATTATGCCAGTGTTGATCTAGCCGTTGAACCATTCGATAGCCGTCTGTTCACTGGCGGCACGCCAACCATGGCAGTGTTCGACTCTTCGAACCGACTTTGCTACCTGACCGGAACACCAAGGGCCGCGACACTCGACACTGCGGATATCGAGATAAATCCTGGGCTACGTTCCTTCCTTCAGAAAGCGCAAGTCTATACCAACTGCCCAAACTTCACACTCCGGACCATCACGTCGAATTATCACGGCGGAACGAGGACGGTTGGCAACGCGATTTCGCCGTTCCCGTCCACCGCTCTCGTCTCGTTTCGTTCCTCGGCTAAGATCCACGCTTTCCGCCTCGAAATCCCCGGTGGAACCGATTGGGATCAGGTGATCGGGCTTGAGCCTACCGCTGTTGTTGAGGGGCAGCGGTGAACCTCTCGTCATTCGGGCGCCGTCTGCTTCAGATCGCCGACGCCGCAACTTTCTATTCGATCACAAACCTTTTTTCGACCGCCAACACATGGACAGCCGCCCAGACGTTTTCTGCTAATCCATCGCTCACTGGCGGTGCCATTTCCTTCCCGGCCACTCAGGTGGCATCCGCCGGCGCCAATGATCTGGATGACTACGAGGAGGGAACGTGGACACCGACAATAACGGCCTCATCTGGAACGTTCACAACGGTATCAGGTAGCGGCCGATATACTAAGGTAGGTCGGCTAGTAACAGTACAGGTGTCAATAACAATAACGACCGTTGGAACGGCTTCGGGGGGCATCGTATTTACCCTTCCTTTTACTGCTAATGGCTCCGGTGGATGGATACTGGCGGGACGCGAGTTCAATTCGACTGGCAAAATGCTTCAAGCGATTATAAGCGCCGGCGGAACGACGGGGGCTGTCGTCAACTACGACAATACGTCCGCAATTGGCGCCGGCTTCTCACATCTTATCTCTGGTGACTATTGGGTGTAGACGATGGCGCTAGTCGAGAAACAGGAGCAATCGCTCAACATCCTCCCGGATGGAACCTTGCAGGCTCGCATGGATCGCATTGTCATAGATGATGCCGCCGGTGAGGAAATCGGACGGAAGATCATCCGCGCCATCTACACCCCAGACATGGACCCGGCAACGCTGCCGGCCAAGGTCCGCAGGATCGCCAATGTAGTTTGGGACGCAGCGACGGTAGCGGCTTACAAGGCGGCGCATCCAAGTGCGTGAGTTTTCCGTAGCCTCAGGCCTTCAGGAGCCGACATCCCTCCTGCTGACCACCACATCAGTTACCGACGTTCTTTCAATCACGGCCGGCGATAAGGCAACCTATCTCATCTATGGTGTGGTGCTCGTCAATGACGATTCCTCGTCTCGCCTGGTGAACGTCTACTGGACCTCAAACGCCACGGACTACGGCATCTTCTCGAACACGCTCGGGGCAAACGAAACCATGACGGTTGGCTTCGACGCTCCCTTGAAGTTCTATGCCAAATCCACGGCACGTAAGATCAGGGCAAAGGCAGCAGTAGCGAACAAAGTCACCGTAACCGTTCTCTACGCGATTGCGGGCCAGACGAACGAGAATGCCGCAAATTAGCGTCGTGCCGGCAGGCTCAGTCGATGGTGTCTGGTCGGCACTCTCTGATGGCTTTCAGCGCGCACTTCTGAAAACCGGTGGGGATCTGGCACTTGCCGATCTCTGGCAGCAAGCGCGGCGCGGCGATGCCTTCCTTTGTGTCGTACACGATGAGGAACATCTGTATGGCGCCTGCATGTGGCGCCCTGAAGTCTGGCAGACCGGTACGAAATTGAGGTGTCTCGCACTCTATGGGACGGATTTGGCGTCCTGGATAGGCGACATGCGCGAGACCGCAACGAGAATCGCAAAGGACTGCGGCGCCACTAGCTTCATAGCGGATGGCCGCGAAGGCTGGGCAAAGATTTTCCCCAACGCGAAGAGGCTGAGGGTTCTCTACGAGGAAACGATATGAGCGGCGGCAATTCCACCACCACAACCTCCAGCAACCAGCCCTATAAGGCGGCGGAACCGCTATTGAAGCAGGGCATGGGCGACGCTCTCAACCTGTATAAAAATGGTGGACTGGTTAAGCCGAACACCATGTCCACGGTGGTCCCATATGCGCAGCAGACCACGCAGGCGATGGGCAACCTCCAGAACCTCGCCAACGCCAATTCCGGGGCAAATGGTGTCTCCGGGCAATACCAGAACATCATCAACAACGGCGGTTATAATGCCCAGCAGATGAATGCGCTGAACGGCATCCAGCAGACCGCCAATTCCGCCTATGACATGAATGCCAATCCCGGTTTCGCCAACGTGCTGAAACAGGCTCAGGACGCAGCAACCAACTCGGCTAACGATCTCGCTGGCAGCATGGGCCGCTACGCCTCCGGCACGCATCAAGGCGTGCTTGAGAAGTCGGTTGGTGATGTGACGGGGAATCTCGTCTCTCAGGATTTTAACAACTGGCTCAACCGCAGAGACAATGCGCAGCAGCAATTGTTCAACGCCGGCCAGCAGGGACAGGCCAATCTTGGCGCAGCCTATCAGGGGGCTCAGGCGCCGTCGAACACGCTTCAGCAGCTCGGGCAGATGAATGAAGACCTCTATGGCCGCACGCTGAACGACCAGCTTCGTATTGCCAATGAGAGGCAGAACGCGCCACTGGCAAATATTCAGGCATTGCTCGCGGCGGCAAACGGTGCCGGCAATTACGGGTCTCAAACTCAAACCGCCCAAGGCCCGTCAAATCTTCTCTCGAACACGGTCGGCGGCATTCTCGGCGGCGGTTCCTTGCTTGGAGGGCTTTTCTGATGTCGGGCGGCGGTGGAGGAAAGAAAGAAGACACGAAATCAACCAATACGACAATGCCTATGGATACGGTGCAGCCGGCAATGCCAGGGCAGTTGAATGCACTCTCTCAGCAGTTGGCCTCGGGCTATGGACAGGCGCCGGCAGATATCATGAGCCAGCTCATGCAGTATTACGCCCCCATGTCGCTGCCGGACTATGGCCCTCAGCCGACACCAGCCCCAGCGCCGAAGCCGACGCCAGCCCCAAAGACGCCAAGCGGCGGGATAATTGGCGGCAATGGGCCAGGCGGATTTGCCCGGGGCTTCGGCGGAAACAGGTAGAAAACCATGGGCCTTCTCGACGCTCTTTTCGGCACTCAGGCGCAGGCTCCGGGCGCAACGCAGCAGCCTACGGGTTTGCAGCAGTTGTTCCAGCCGGATGTGGCTATGCCTGTTGCTGCCGCTCTTCTCGGCAATCAGGGCAACGCGGCCAACTTCGGTAATGCCTTCGCAGCCTATGGACAGGCGAAAGCCCAGACGGCCTCCAAGAACAAGACCATGGACTACTTCCGGCAGAATGCCCCGGAATATGCCGCAATGGTTGATGCCGGCTTGCCGCTGGAGGATGCGTGGAAGAGCTACACCCAGCAGAAGTATGCACAGAAGGGTCAGGGCATCATCAATGCCGGCAGTGGCAATCTCTATGATTCCGCAACCGGCAAGTGGCTATCAGCTCCCGGTGGTGGCGTTCAGTCCAAAGCTGGCCTTACTCCCGTCCTTCTCCAGAACGATAATGGCGACTTGATTTATGGTCAGGCCACGCAGGACGGCAAGATTGTCGCCTCCACCATGCCGGCAGGGTTTAAGCCGGTCTCGCCCTATCAGAAGTCGTTTGAAACCAACCGTGGCATGAAGGAGGGGCAGGCAGTCGGCACCGCCGCCGGCGCGCTCCCTGGCGTTACACAGCTCGCACAGAATATTGATAAACAGGTCAACGACCTTAAGAATGATCCTAAGCTGCCGGATATGGTTGGCCCCGTCTATGGGCGGCTTCCGAACTTTACAGCCGATGCCGAAAGAGTGCAGCAAAAGATCAATCAGCTTCAGGGCGGCGCGTTCCTACAGGCCCGCCAGATGCTCAAGGGTGGCGGCGCAATCACTGACTACGAAGGTCGCAAGGCAGAAGAGGCGTACACTCGTCTTAGCCAAGCGCAGAACCTTGACGACTTTAAGCAGGCATTGGACGACTTCAACCTTTATACCCAGCAAGGTCTCCAGAAGCTCCAGGCGCAGGCCGCTCAGCAGCGTCTCGGCCAGCCCATGGTTCCGGGCGCAGCCGCTCCTCCTCTTGGTGGAGCATTCAGGACGCAATCCGGCATTAACTGGAGCATTAGCCAGTGAACCGGCAGGCAAGCCCCATAGGTCCGTTCCCGGGACTTTTGCGGCAAGGCAATATTGATCTGGCGAAGCGGCCGATTGCTCGCAATCCAGACGGCTCCTATAGCACTGTACGTTCGATGTCGTTTGGCACAGACAATGGCGAAATTCTTGTGCCCACAGTCTCCCCGGATGGCAAGATCATGTCCGATCAACAGGCCATGGATCTATACGGGCAGACGGGGCAAAATCTTGGCCAATTCGATACTCCCGCCCACGCTGACATGTATGCGCAGGCGCTGCACAAGGCCCAAGAACAGTACTACGGGGGCTCACAGCACATGACCACGCTTAATATCGAGGGTCATAAGGTTCAGGTTGACGATAGCTTTTTACAGCTAACGCCAGACCAGCAGAACGCGACCGTTGAAGAGATTGCCAAGACACTGAGCGCGAGCGATAGCCAGTCGGCTGACGCTCGCGCCAAGGCTGGTATCGAGCGCGCCAAGGCCATCCAGAACGGTACAGCAACGCGCACCGCGATCGACCCGAGCACCGGACAGCCTGCCGGCGTGCCGGCTTTCTCTCCCACCGATTACAGCCGCGCCGGCTCCGCTGGAATGGGTGCGGCGAATGCGACCACGTTTGGCTTTGGCGATGAACTCGGCTCCTATCTCGGCAGCGCGATTTCGGGGCTTCCCCGCCAGCAAGTCTTGGACGAAATGCGCGCCAATGATGCGAAGGCACAGGCGCAGAATCCGGGTTCGTATCTTGCCGGTCAGATTGGTGGCGGTCTCGCTCAGGGCGTCGCCACCGGGGGTGCCGGCTTCGGCATAAGCGCAGCCAATGCGGGTGGTACACTTGGGCGCGTGGCTCTCGGCTCCGCTCTTGACGGTTCAATCTATGGCGGCCTGATGGGTGCAGGCAATGCCAATGGCGATTTGATGGACCGCGCCACGGGTGCCGCAAAGGGAGGAGCGTTTGGCTTCGCGGCTGGTGGCGCAGCGCCATATATTGCGGCGGGCCTAGGAGCCGGGGTTCGTCGGCTCATTTCTCCGTTTGCGTCATCTCCCGAGCGCGAAGCGGCAGTGAGCATCCTGGCTCAGGAAGGCGTGCCGGTTACTGCTGGCCAGCGTACCGGCTCCAAAGCTCTTCAAATCGCGGAAAGCGAATTGGGTGGTGGCAAAACTGCCAAATTAATGGATCGACAGGCTGAGGCTTTTACTGACGCCGCCATGCGCAAGGCGGGCGGGTCGGGAAGGGCTACCGCTGACAATCTGTCGTCGCTTTATGACACCCTGGGGCAGGGATTCACGGATCTTGCCTCACGCAACTCGCTCACTGCCGACAAGCAAATGGCTCAGGATATTGCTGGTACGCTAAAGCGGTACGGCAACCTTCTTGAGGCTCAGCAAAAACCGATCATCAACAATGTCGTCGGTGACTTGGTACAGCGTGTGAATGCCAATGGCGGCAAACTTTCTGGCGCCGAATACCAGATGATCCGCTCGGACCTCTCCAGAGCTGCAAAATCCACGGGCAACCAGACGCTTTCCGCCGCCTTCAAGGGCATTCGTGATGCGCTCGACCAAGCAATGGATCGTTCGATCAATCCACAGGACGCAGGCGCTTGGAGGCTGCTCCGTAAGCAGTATGGCAACTTCAAGGTTCTTGAGAAAGCGTCAGCCGGGGGAGGCACGGATGCTGGCGCGGGATTGATTACACCAGCTCAACTCCGCGTCGCAGCATCAGCGGGCAATCGTGGCGGTTTTGCTAGGGGCGTAAGCGACTACACCGATCTCGCCAAGGCGGGACAGCATATTCTAACGCCTTTACCCAACTCGAATACAGCCATCCGTGCCGCCGTGCGTAGCGTTGGTATCCCGGTCGGGTCAGCGAATTTAGGAGGGCTGGTCGCCGGTCTTCCGGGTGCCGCTGCTGGTATCGTGGCTCCCTATGTGGCCGGCCGCACACTGATGAGCGCGCCGGTTCAGCGGTATCTCGGCAACCAAGCTGCGGCTGGCGCGATTAATCCAGTAAGCAATGCTCTGCTGGCTTCATATCTTCGTAGCGGTGCGCTTCCCGCTATTTCTGGGAGGCATTAGCGGCGCATCCACTTCGGAGCTTTGTTCCCAGTCATTTCAATTGCCCAAGTGGCAATGAACAGGCCGGTTCCTGCTCCTAAGGCTATTGCCCACCAGTCGGGGGCCTTAGTGGCAAGATAGCCAACCCAAAGGAAGATAAGGACAGCGAAGCATCCCCAATAGACGCCCATGCCTGAACGATCTCGGGGCGGTTCAGCGGAATCGTGGTCTATTTGCAGGGGCGCCACTCTTGCTCGGGCTTATACCAGCAGTATCCGTTAGCCTTCAGCTCCTTGCCGAGTTTAGCGAGGATCTTGCACTGCTTATCGCTTTCGGCGGCAGAGATGGGCTTTCCGTCAAGTTCATTCTGACGGCAACCGGGCCGGGCATGATCGTATTGCTTGATGGTCGCAGAACCATCGAACGCAAGGGCGTTGGACAGCGAGAAAACCGTAAGAGCGGCAAGTAACAAGCGCATCCCAACAAAATAGCGCTTCATTTAAGGCTTTACAATGGCATCACTGACTTACGGCAGCGTCCTCGGCGCTGGCAAAGGTTATACCGTTGTCGACACGCCGCAAGGTCCAAGAACCGTTGTTGGTGACCGCGCGACCCGTAACAACAATCCTGGCAACATCGAAGCCGGCAACTACGCCAATGGCTACGGTGCCATCGGGGATGATGGGCGCTTCGCGGTTTTTGGTTCTCGTTTGACGGGCGTACGCGCTCAAGCCGGTCTCATTTTTGGCAACAAATATGCCAATCTCACGCTCGGACAGGCAATCGCCAAATACGCCCCTTCGTTCGAGAATAACACCAAGGCTTATGCCGCTGCCGTAGCCGCTGCCGCCGGTGTCTCGCTTGACACTAAGATGAAGGATATCCCGGCCGATAAGCGCGCGGCTGTCGTTGCCGGTATGCAGGCGGTTGAGGGGAACACTCAGGCCAATGTCTATGATGCGCAAGGCAATCTCGTCGGCACGATAGACGCGACCTCGCCGCGCACCCCAAACACCGCGCCTACACCTTACGGACCAGATAGCCAGATGGCCGACATGACGCCCGGCGCACCGATAGGACATGTCGCCAGGGCGCCGCTCGGACCTCCAGCCGCACCTTCTCAGTCGGGTCTTTTCGCCGGCATGGCAACGCCGCGCGGGATCGGGACGCCCGCTGCGCCTGCCGCCAACCCCGTAGATGCAATGAGGGGATTAGCTCCCACTGCTCCAGTCTCCTCTCCAGCCCTATCCCCTGCCGCAACGGCAGCAACTTCGGCCGCGAAGGGGCTTGGTGCTGTCACCCGAGCCGCACAAGCGGCAAGGGCAGCACAGCCATCGCAGTCAGTCGCTAGTGCCCCATCGTCGGGATCCTTCGCGTCTCAGGACGAGAAAACCAACACGGGCACCATTGCCAACGCAGCTCCGGCCGGGAATTTCGTCTCGCAGGATGAGCGCGCCAGCTTGGCGGAAAGGCTGGGGCTCGACCCGGTTACGGGTATCGCACCTGCGCCCTCAATCTCCCCCCCCACCAGTGTTGCGCAAGCCGCTCCGGCGCCCACTATCGCAGCACCGAAGATAAATGTTGCCGCCGCCGTACCGGCAGCACCGCCCCAAGCGGTTCCCTCGGCGGTTGCGGCAATGAGCCGTCCCTCTCTCGCGGCGCCATCTCAGCCATCTCTCTCACCATCTGATGTATATGGCGGGGCCATAGGGACGGCGCAGACATCAACGCCCGGAACCACAGTCTCGCGCGTCAATTCATTTGGCCCCTCCTATGTCACCAACAAGTTTGGCGCTGTAACGGCAGTAGCGCCCGATGGAACGATGATGGCGGCGCTTGGGGGTGTTCCCGCTGCTCAACCGTCAACTATCTCCGGTCCTCTCGGCCAGCAGCCAGACCAGGCGCAATCCCAAGGCATAGGCGGGATGTTCGGGCCAAAGGCGAAATCCGTCACCGGGACACTGGCCGGCGCCGCCCTGGGTGCGTATGCACTCGGCCCGCTCGGCGGGCTGTTGGGGGGTCTTGTCGGTAAGAACCTCGCCCAAGGAAAGGCCCCCCTCTCTGGCCTTTTAGGTAATCAGGCCAACAATAGCGTCGGCACCCATACCGTAAACACCTTCGCCGGGCCGATGTCGTTTGCCAATCCGGTAGGCGGCCTCGGCTTCCCGTCAGCGCCATCGAAACCAGCCGGTTACAACCCGAATGGTTCCAGCGGCAATTTATCATCAGCAGCTAAATCCGCGATCGACGCTGGCGGCGGCGGTCTCTATTAGCAGGATAACATTATGGCAAAGAACGCAGTCACCGATTGGGATACAACGGCGGCAAACAACACCGATGTTGGGGGCGTCAACATCCAGGGAACCGCGCCCGTTTCCAACATGGATGATGCTCTGCGCACCATCATGGCGCAGATCGCGACGTTCAGGACGGGGGCCTCATTCACCGGCACAACTACTCTTGGCGCTACAACAATTTCAACCTCGGCTGCGGGTGGCCAATTAACGGTAATCAGCACAAGCGCTGGTGCGGCGGGTGCAGATTTGATCTTAACGCAGGATAGCGCCTCTCCTGCCGCTGCCGACGTTATTGCCCGCGTTCTTGCTACAGGGCGGGATAGTGCCGCCAACACCCAGATTTATGGTTATATGCAATGGATTATAGATGACCCAACAAACGGCAGTGAAGATGCTAGCTGTCATTGGATCACGGTGGGCGCCGGTTCTTTCGTTGACCGTATGTCCGTGGGGTTGGGCCTACAGATCGGATCACCAACGGGGGGCGATAAGGGCGCAGGAACCATCAATGCAACGGGGTTCTACCTCAATGGCACAGCGCTCCCAACGGCCGCTTATGCCACCGCCGCACAGTATAGGGCGAATACTTCCAGCCTAACGCTTCAGACGGACGCTGTTTGGTCCGCCGCTGCTGAGGTCACTTTGACCGATGCCGCGACAATCACTGTTGATATGTCCACTTTCATCAATGCCGTGGTGACGCTTGGTGGCAATAGAACGCTCGGTAATCCGACGAACGAAAAGGTTGGCCAGTCTGGCGTCATCCGCATCGTGCAGGACGCCACGGGCTCCAGGACGCTTTCATATGGGACGGATTGGGAATTTGCGGGTGGAACCGCGCCGACGCTGAGCACAGCGGCAAACACTCAAGATCTGCTGTTCTATCATGTGATCGCAACTGATCGCATTTATGCCAGCCTCGTAAAGGCGACCGCCTGATGCTGCCGGGATTGTCTGGAATCATTGCCGGCCTCAGCACCGAGCCGGCGAGCATTGTTGTGGCCGCTTCCCTTGCTGATGCGGGCGGGAATTCACCACATACTTTTTCAGGTCTCAATTTTGGAGATGAATATCTTGGCAGGGTGCTTGTGGCCTGCATTATTCTGCGCGGAAGTGCGGGAAGCGGCATGAATGCCTCTGGCGTAACCATAGGGGGCGTAAGTGCCACAGGAGAAGATCATGGCGAGTTCGGCGCGGGTGGACCATGCATCGGCTGCGGAGTTTGGGGGGCTTCCGGCGTCAGCGGAACCTCGGGGAATGTGACCGTTTCTTGGACGGGGCAAGCGGCATCATCGTCTGGAATTATATTACTTTCTGTTCCGTCGCTTTCTAACGGGGCAACTCGGTTTGATACCTTTGGATCTGCATATACTGGCGGTGGAAGTACCAGCACTGGTAGTCTAACGCTTAATATCCCAACTGATGGGACTCTTATAGCGGCCGTCGCTCACTCCAATGTCAATGATGCGAATTTCGATACTGGTGTGACCACCAGAGCCACACTCGACATCACAGGTGGGAACATCACAGTCGGCTACGACGAGCACCTTAGCTCACAGACAGGAAGGGGTGTATCTGCTTCTTGGACAACCACAGCCGTTCGCGGCTTCACTGGTGCCTCTTACTCCGGATGATCTGCTGGCCATCCGTTGCAATGACCAATCTCATGCCGGAGAACCGATTCAGGCGTTGCGCCCTTGAACGGCTTATCCACCGTAACAACCAGACACGAGTTGCTTGAGGTGATGATCGAGCAGCCACGCTGATTCAGATACGCAGCAGCCCGTACATCGTATAGCTTAAACAATACGCGGCAGGCATCGAAAACCTGATCTTGCGGAAGCCTTTTGACGGTCAATTCGCCCTTGTAAGGGAAGTCAAAGCGCGCTGGAGGGTTCCATATCGGGTCATTCTTCCCGGCATGTGCCTGCGAGCATATTAGCAAAGCTGAAAGTAACACCCCTAGTCGCATAGAATAAATATGCGGCGACTCCCGACTCTCCACAAGAGTCATTCCCCGGAATATTTGTGGTTAATAGAGGATGCCAAATGGAAGCCAACTTCCAAAGGTCACTGGCCGTGACCCTCCAATACGAGGGGCTGTGGTCGGATAACCCCTCGGACCCCGGCGGCGCGACAATGAAGGGCATCACGCTTGCCACGTTCCGCCGCTGGTTCCCGAATGCCACTAAGGCCGATCTCAAGGCCATCTCTGCCGAGAACGTCGCCACGATCTATCGGCAGGATTTCTGGAGCCCCATTAATGGAGATTCGCTGGCTTCTGGCGTCGATCTCGCGACTTTCGATGCGTCAGTGAACTCGGGCGTTGGGCGCGGCAAGCAATGGCTCATGGCTTCTGTCGGCGGCTCGAATGTCGATACCGTCAAGCGCATCTGCGCCAAGCGTCTAAGCTTCATACAATCGCTGAAGATATGGAAGACCTTCGGCAAGGGCTGGGCCAAACGCGTTGCAGCCATTGAGGCCAAGGGCGTTGCGTGGGCTACCGCCATTCCCGGCAACAATGCCGTGGTCAAGAAGACGCTGGAGAACGAAGCCGCCAAGGCGGCAAGCAAGGCCAAGGGCCAGAAGGGCGCGGGCGGTGTCATCGGGGGAGGAGGCGCAGCATCCACTCAGGCGCCTATCGAGCACTTCCAGCACACCGGCTCGCTCATCGTCTTTCTCGTCATCGTCGCGGCAATCGCCGGCTTCCTGATCTGGCGGGCGCACATCAACAAAGTTCGTGCCGATGCCTACGCGACAGAGGCCGCAGGAGTTCCCTCATGAGCATCTTCATCAGAATTGCCCTCAGATACGGCGCGGCCGTCCTCGTCACGCGCGGCCTTCTCGGGGCCGATGACGCAGCCGCCATCAGCACTGATCCCGATATCGCCATGGCTGTTGAAGTCGGCATTGGCGGTGCAATCGGCGTCGGGGCTGAGGTCTGGCATTGGATCTCCGCAAGGCTTGGTCTCTACAAGGAGCAACAGTGATGGAAAATCTCAAGTCCGTTATCGAAGCCTGGATCAACGACAAGATCCAGCGCTTCAAGCCGTATGCGATCCCCGCCGCTTTCGTGGCCGGCTTTCTCGCGCACTGGATCATCTTCTAATGTTCGGCGTCTTCGGCTTCGTGCTGAACTGGCTGACATCGGGACCGCTAGACCGCATCCTGTCGTCCATCGACAAGCATGGCAGCGATATCACCGAGCGCGAGAAGATCAAGACCGATGCCGTCACAGCCTACGTGCAGGCTCAGGTCTCGGTAGCCAACTCCCGGCAATGGTTCTTTCCGCTTTTCTTCATCATTCCGGCTGGCCTGTGGTTCGCGGCTGTATGCCTTTATTCCATTTTCTTCTGCCGCCTCTGCGTCTTTCCTCAATCCTGGTCGATCGCCGCGCTTCCTCCTCCGCTCGATAGTTGGATGGGGTGGATCGTCACATCGCTTTTCGTCGGCAAAGTAGGAGACGCCCTCATTGGGAGACTCCGGAAGTGACCGAGCATGAAGTCAAAAAGATCGTCGCTGAAGCCGTGGCGGAAACGCTCCTGACGCTTGGCATCGATACGACCGATCCCGTCGAACTGCAAAAGGACATGGCCCATCTGCGCGCTTGGCGCGAGAGCGTCGCAACCGTCAAGCGCCAATCGCTCGTAACCGCAGTCGGCATTGTCATTGCTGGCGTGCTTGGCCTTCTTTGGCTGGGCTTCAAGGGCTCCTGATACGCACTCGCGTATATCCGCCAATTATACGCATTAGCGCATAACTTCCACCTCCCTCGAAAGGACACGGCCATGGAAGGCGAGACCCCTCGCTTCTGGGTTGCTTTTGGTATTTTGCTTGCTGCGTTGGCGTTGTGCGCCGTCATGCTGGTGACGCTGACCATCAGGGCTCATGCAGAGCCCCTTCCTGCCCCGCCTATCGTCCACATCACGGATGATCCGGGCGGCAATGTCGGGGCCTATTACCAGAAGTACGCGGCACTCAATGCCGCCGGTGCCGAAATCCACTTCCACGGCATGTGCGCGTCGGCGTGTACCATCGTCCTATTCCAGGAATTCACCGCCATACGAGCCTGTGCCGACGAGGGCGCCATCTTCGGCTTCCATAAGCCCTTCCAGGAACGCGATGGCAAGGTAATCCGCACCAAGTCAGCCGTTCGCGATACCCGCAAGCTCTGGGCTGCATGGCTTCAGGCTCTCCCGGATCGTCTGCGTGCCTATCTCCAGCGCGTGCATGTTCCCTCTGCGACCGAAGGCGACGAGCAGAACACCATGCTCATCCTGCCCGGAAGCGCGCTTCTCCCCCGTTGCCCAATGACGGTGGCCTCCCAATGATCCGTCTTTTCATCGCCAATATCGCCGGCTGCTGCGTCGTAGCTTACGCGTGGTTCCTCGGGTACGTCGCGCGCATCACTGAAGCAGATGGCGCGCACATGACGTACATCATCGCGACGGTCTTCCTCTGCGGCGTCTTCTCCACCTTCATGCAGATGAGCCGCGTAGGCAAGGTTCCCATCGAGATATCTATCCGGGACAGTGCGCACCTCTATGACCTATTCACGGCCCTTTTCATCCTCGGCATCATCGGAAACGCCATTGGCTTCCTGAACGCGTTCGGCGGCATCAACATAGCCGATCTGGGGACACCGGAGGGTGTACGCAAGGCTGGCGCCCAACTCCTCTCTGGCGCCGGCACAGCCTTCGGCTCGACCCTGGTTGGCCTCTCCCTGGCGCTGTGGACTTCAGTCAATCTCCGCATTCTAGCGACCGCACAGGATAAGGCCGATGGGCAAACGCCACGCTGATCACGTCTGGCTGTGGGCCTTTGTGGACGTGCTTCTGGTGCTGACGTTCGTCCAGTCATCATTCAATTTCCTTGCTCTGCCTCAGATCAATCCCAAGGCGAAGCCAACAGAGGAAAGCGCAAAACCACCAGGTCAGATGATGGTCTGCATCTACTGGACCGGCCATCATGACGTTGACCTCTGGGGCCGGTCACCGGACCAATCGAAAGCCACTGGCTACAGCAACAAATCAGACAAGACGATCGATCTTGTCCGTGATGATCTGGGAACTGACAACGCTCCGCACTTCGAGTGTGAATTTGCACGGGCGTTGCCTGATGGCCGGTGGGTTTTCGGCATTCATGGTTTCTCGATCAATGCGCAATCCGTTCCTGTGAAAGCTGAAATTCGGCTTGGGAGAGAATACGGATACACACTGCTTTACGAGGCAACCCTCGACATCCGACATAAGCAGGAGCGGACCATAGCCCAATTCCAATTGAAGGATGGCAAGTTCGTGCCTGGCTCGATGAACACTGTCTATGTTCCTTTGAGGTCAGCTCAATGATCGTCCTGGCTTCCGTCTGGCTTGGTCTGTCGCTCCTCTTGAGCCTATACGCATGGTTCGCTGCTCGACGCTTGGCTGCTCTCCTGCTGCCCCTGTCGGTCAGCATTGCTGCCGCCGCTCTTTGGGTTCCGACAGGCTCGCCAAGGCTGACACATGTGCCGGCCGGAAAATATACCGTTGTCGGCGCAAAGATCGAAGTTGACGTGGCTATCTGGGCGCTCTTGGACGATGGCAAGAGCGAGCCGCGCTTTTACCGTTTACCCTATAGCGCAGCACAGGCGAATGCGCTCCAGCAGGCCATGGACGCCGCGCAGAACGGCCAAGGTGTCAAGGCGACCATAGATGGTCAAGGCGGCGCCCAATTCGACGGTCCGCCTCCCGTCACCGGCGAGCCGCCGAAGCAGGCAGAGCAACCAGCCGTCTCTATTCCGTGAACTACCCCATCAACAGCATAGGGACACCCATGCATGCCAACACCGCCCACCCCGGAATGGCAATTGCGAGAAGCCGTCGAGATTCTAGCGAGGCATGATGGCAATTTCACCAAAGCCGCCGAAGCAGCAAATATGTCCCGCGCCGGCTTTGCAGAGCGAGTACGGAGAGCGGAACTCCTGAATATACGCACTCAGAAGGACGAGGCGATAGAGCTTCCCGACTTCATTCATGGCGACGAAGAGGAGCCGATAGACGAGCTTTTGGCCCGCTTCCGCAAAGCGCATGAGCGAAAGCAGAAGGCAATCGATGCGCGGACATGGTTCCCGCTGAAGGTCAAAGAGGACAAGCCATACGGCATCCTATGGTTTGGCGATCCACACCTTGGCCCGAGCTGCAATTGGGCGCTCCTAGAAAGCCACATCGCTATTGCTCGTCAACCCGGCGTCTATGGCGGCAACATAGGCGACACAACGGACAACTGGCCGTGGACCGGACGCCTTGCTCGGCTTTGGGCAGAGAACGATATCTCGCACAAGACCGAGAAGCGACTTGCCACATGGTTCATGATGGAAGCCGGTATCAAGTGGCTTCTGTGGCTTGGCGGTAATCACGACGAGTGGAACGGCGGCACTGAGTTCTATAAGATGCTTGGGGCCTCAGCCGTCCCGGTGATTGATTGGCGGGCACAGTTCACGCTTTGCCACAAGAACGGCTCTCAGACGCGTATAGACGCCGCCCACGGGCGTAAGGGCTCCTCGATCTACAACCCTGCCCACGGCACGCTCAGAGATGCCAAATTCGGCGAGGAAGCCGCCCTATTTGTCACGGGTCATATCCACTCCTTCGGCCTGTTCGATATCGAGTTTCCAGAGAAGAAAACCCACACCTGGCTCGCCCAAATCTCCGGCTACAAGATGGGTGACCGGCATGCGCTGGTTAATGGATACGCGCAGTCCAATCGGGGCGCCGCGCTGTTGTCTGTTATTGATCCGGCATCAGGCAAGATCCAGTGCTTCGCAGATGTGGAGGAGGGCGCCGACTTCCTGGCGTTCAAGCGTCGATGACCAGAAAAGCCTACATCGCTGTCGATATGCGCGGCGACGTGCCGATATATGAACTGATCGTTGATGGTGTGCGAGTGTGCGAGCTAAGCGCAATCGAAACGCTTGAACTAGGTCTAAACGCATCGAGTGCTGTGAGATGGTCGATACCTCCCCGGAAGAAGTGACCTACGATCAGATCAGCGAACTAGCGCGCTGGCTTTTCTCGCTTCAGAACCCAGGAGCAGTGTTTGCTGCTGAGGATGAGATGACAAGGCTGTTCTGGAGGAAGGAAGCACAGCGGCGAATGCAGGAGGCCATACGCAAATCCGCATAAAAGTCGGTTATACGCGATTGCGTATCGGCTTATAGCTCCTTGCCGAGAGATGTCGCATCCGGCTCTGTAAGCGACTTCATTTCTTCCTCAGAAAGCAGCTTGTCACTGAAGGAAAAGCTAACCAGCTTTACTCCCTTATAAAGGTCGGGATGGCGACCGGCGCCAGCCTCCAATGTGCCGATATTGAAATGGGTGACTTTCTCTTTTTTGTCCATTCCGAACCCTAGCATTTTTGGCGGATTCGCGCTATATAATTCGTGTGTGGCGCGGACCCGGACAGGCTTGGCACACTTCCTCCCCAGCCTTCCCCGCGCTATATCCCCCTCCATGATCTACGAAGTCTCCATAGTCGAGAAACAGCCTGACGGCAGGAACGATATCCGAGTCCTGTTGAAGACAGCGGATGTGGAAGAAGCGAATGCGCTGGTCCATGCGCTAGAGCAGGACAAGGTTCGCGCGAAACTCACGGTCATCCCGCCGGCAAGGAAGAGGCGGTGAGCACTCTCTCTGAGATCAAAGCCCTCGGCCAAGGCCTGATGGCAAACTGCACCGGCCCCAACTGCGGGCATGGTGAACGCCTATCCCTTGATATGCTCATCGAACGTTTCGGCCCCGGTTATGAGATGCTGAACGAAACCAGGATTGCTAAAGCATGCCGGTGCAAGGCATGCGGGCATCTCGGCGCAGCTATCCATATTATGTCGGACACCACCCCACATCATTCTCCAGTCAGCAAACCGAGCGCATATCAGCGCTCCAAAGGCGGATAGCTCACTGGTGGGGCGGCTTGGCCAGAAACTTCTCCCATGCCGTTTTGAGTGATCCCACATAGGCGCGTAACTGAGCCGGCGATAGGGCGCCGACATCGGTCTTTAGCAGTTCGCGCATCGTGCTTTCGAAGACGGTGACGCGATCTTCCTTCTTCTCGTCCATCCTCATCTCCTACCACTTCAAACCCGTAAACCAGCCAAACCAGTAATGTGCTGCTGCCACTGCGCATCCTACTATAATGGCGATGGGGAGCATGGCGATCATGAGGCGGGCGTCAGGACGCATTGACGATCCTCTCAAAGAAGTCCGGCTCATCAGGATCGCGCGCCGGGTAGTAGATGAACACGTTCTTGAAGTGGTCGCGCGCCAGCTTTAGGTTATCGGAGCCATACCACGGCGGCACGTAGGAGCAGATCGCGAACGTCAGGTCTGGATCAAACGCCGCCGCGTGCTGTTCCAGAAACTCGGCTATCGTCATCTGGTAATGCGTCGTGTTTGGGGCATGAAAGCGCTCGCATCTGGAGGCGTCAACGCCGATATAGGCTTTGTGCTCGCGGAAGATGATGGCTTGAGGAGCGTAGGCGCATCCGAGGTCGACGACGGTCCAGTATTTCGGAATGAGCTTCGCCAGCGCTAGGTAGATATTGGTGAAGCCGAGGAATTCCGGCGCGATGTCGCATTCCTCCTGCATCAGCACGCGGTCTATCTGGTCGGCCGGCATCAGGTGCCAGGCTGGGTCTATCTCTGGTTGGGCGTCACGTCTCATTGGGGTTGTCCTGGCGGATGGCGGCCGCTATCTCGATGGCCATGTCTTCTTTCGCGGCGGATTGCATCGCGACATCTACATCTCGTGACATGCAATTCCCCACGAAAGTGCCGCGCTGTTCTGCTATCACCGCTGCGCGCTCGCGTTCAGCAAGCAGGGCTTGGGCGATATGAGTCGCGCCAAACGAAACCGCTTCGGCCGGCGGCTTATCGAGGATCAGGCATTCTTGCGCCAAGCTGTTGAACGCCAGGGCGATCCTTTCGGCAGTTGCCAAAATATCGGCCGGTATCTCACTCTCTGCCATGGGGGCTATCCTCTCTGGGTGGGGCAGGGATCAGTCCTTCCAGCCGCCTTGACGAATGTAGGATCGCGGATCGACGGTCTTGTCGTAACTGTCTTTGTTCACGTTGACCGTCTCCGAGCATACTGGGCATTCGACGCTCACGAAGTCGCCATAGCGTTGATCGAAGGTAACCTTCGCCTCTGAGGCCTTGAACCGCAGTTGCGAATTACAGGTCCGGCAAGTCGCGGTGTACGTGCGCTCGCTCGGCTTTTGGCCTCGTTGCAGAACTTCAACCATTCGTCATTCTCCCATGGTATCTGTGGACGCTAAGGTCGAGGGGATGGCGTGAACACCGGAGGAACAGATTCCCCGGATTTTTCCCGAGTGCAGCCGCCGTGTTCTGCCAACGTTCGCCGAGGTCTGCCGAAGCGATATTGTAATTCGTTCGTGGCTTGACGCCAAGAAATCTAACGAATTCAACCAGATATTATGTAAGAGAGATGGTGGGCGATGCAGGGATTGAACCTGCGACCCCACCCGTGTGAAGGGAAAACCGTATCCAAGGTTTTCAGTCACTTAGCGATCCTCAACTTCGAATTCCCCGGATTTTCCCCTGATCGTGCTTTTCTATTGCGCGCTGGCGTGGGCAGCAGGTCAGCCTTCCTCGCCTCCTCTGACACCACCACATGCTCGTAGCGCGAAGCCGACTTTTCATCGCGCCAGCGACCGGTTCCGACAAGACCGCGCGTGTCAAGCCCGCCATAGCGGCGCATCCATGTCGCCCAGGTATGGCAAAGCGTGTGGAAGGTGACGAAGGCCAGATCGGGGCCGGCCTTCTCCTTAACCTTCCTCATCAGATTGTAGAGCCGGCCGCACTTGCGGAAGCGGAATACCTTCTGCTGTCCGCGCTCAAGCCCGCGCGGGTGGTTCGCCAGTTCGGCTATGAGGAACGGTGGAAGATGCACACCGCGCGGATCGCCGTTCTTGGTCTGCTCGATATAGGCGAACCCTTCGGCTAGCGTCAGCCGGTTGCAGGTGAGTTTGAGCGCGTCCGCGAGGCGGCAACCGGTGTAGCAGAGGAACACAAGGAAGATTCGGAACTCGCGATCGATCTCTGTTGCGGCATCGAATAGACGGAACGCCTGTTCTGGTTGCGCCCAGTCGGTGCGCTTGTTGCCGCGCCAGCCCTTCGGCCGCTTGATCTTGAACTCGATACCGACGTGTTTCAACACCGCTGAGATCGGCGTGTAGACTTGGCGGTTCCGGGTGGCGGCGCTAGTGCCGGGATAGAGCTTGTTGGCCGTGGCATCGATCAATTGCTGGTCGATGTCGGGCAGGGCCGTCTCGCCGATCTCGGGTATGATGCCGCCTGTCCAGCCCTTGTCTGGGTCGTAGCGTCCCAGGTACTGCCCGTCGCCGCCGGCCTCGATGTAGGAGAGCGCGGCGACCATGAACGTATCGGCAGGTTTTTGGTCGGGGTTATTGCTTACCGGACTGGAAAGCTTACCACTTTCGATGTCCCGCTTTCGCTTGTTGAGGAGTTGGCGCGCGAGCGCTTCGTTAGGAGTTCCTGTAGTCTCTTCAACGTAGCATCCGAGGTGGGTCCCCCTGATGTAGTAGTTTGGGGTTTTGCCGGGCTTTGGCGGGATGAGTTTAAGCGGCATAGTTCCTCCTTCCGCAGCGCCTTGCGGATGGCCTCGATGTCGGCGGCGGTGAACAGTTTGCGCTGTCCGTTCGGATAATAATAGGGGTACCGCTTGAGGATATCTTGGAGAGAGCGGCGCCCGATCCTCAATTCGGCTGCGGCTTCGTTCATGGTCAAGGCGCGGCTCACGGCTGCGCCTCCCGTAAGAACGCCTCAAGCTCCCCCTCAATGCGGAACCACTCCAGCCGATCACGGTATGCTGCAAACTTGCGGTGGAACTTGGCCTCCAGGCTGGCGCCACCCGGCTCGTAACGGACAAGATGGATAGGATAGGGACATCCAGATTGAAGCGCGTTCATCCGCGCCTTGATGCTCTTGGCGCGGCCGATTTTCACCTTACCGCCCGAGGCGATGAAATAGACGAAGCCGAGGAACGATGGGGTTTCAGGCGGTGCCATCCTCGGGAAGATCGGAGAACTTGGGCCGCTCCATTCTGGTTCCGGCTCCGGTTCTGGCCAGTTGCCGGCCATCACCAGTTTGAAGTCTTCCAGGTCGGCGGGATCATAGCGGCGGGTTTCGCGCTTCTCGCCCAAGCCGATGTTGACGTATCGTATCCGGCCGGCGCAAGTGAGCGCGCGCAACTGTTTTTCCGATATGCACAGGCTGCGAGCAGCATCTTGCGGAGACAGAAGGGCCTCGCTGCTCATTCCTGCCCCTCCCGCTCGGAGAGGACGCGGGCGGCGGCGCGAAGATGACACACACGAAGCTGCGAATCTGGCCCTTCTGCCCACGATTCGACGAGATTCTCGGTCTCGTCGTACCCACTCCATACCTTCGCCTCATCGGCAAATGGCTTGAGCGCTTCCCTCAGCCGGGATAGTTCGTCCAGAAGGGCGCGGATGTTCTCGGTTGAGCACGTCGCCCTGAATTCTAGAAGCGCACCTCGGCACCGGTCATCTGATGCGGGGTATTTGCGAAAGTCATCTATCGCTTGATGAAGGTCGCGCTCGATCTTCTCGATGCTCATGGCTTGTCTTCCTCGCGGAGCGCGTTGTGACGCTTGACGCACCAGTCATAGAAGATGACCAGCGGCATAGCAGCGATGGCGCACAGGAGCGTCATAAGGTGCGCGAACGCTTCCGCAAGCCATGTCACGCTGGCATCGATGGCATAGAACGGGACGACCAGTAGCATCGCCGACTTGCCGGCCGCGCGCCACAGAAGGCAGCGGAAGTCTGTCAGCTTACCGGCCATGATGGATATCCTCGGGGAGGGGTGCGGCGAGCGCCATGCGGACCGGAATGCGCTTCCAGACGACATTGAATGGCCAATTCGGCGGCTCTTTGAAGACTGCGGTGGCTGTGAACCTCTGCTCGCCTTCGTCTTCTTCCCAGCCCATGCGGCTGATCTCAACGGTATGCCCCTCTGGCTCTCCTGGCTCTGTGGAGAGGGCGGCTTCGATCTTTGCCCTTACTCCTGCAATGAAGTCGTCATCGCCACGGCAGGCCGTCATGGTATCGGCAAGGCTGCAAAGCTTGAGCGCGTTATCGCGTTCCGCCTCCTCCAGCTTCCTGCGCAGGGAGATGGCTTCTGCTTCGGAGGCGGCGAGCGCGGCGGCAATTTGCGCTTCGATTTCCTTGATCGCATGCACCTGATGCGAGCCGATGAACGCGCCCTGACGTTCCTCCGACAAAAGCGCTTCGATCTTGCTGCCGACGGTGCTTGCGACATCCTCTGCCGGTACCGCCTGTGGCCCGTCCGTCTCGTAAAGCTTGTCGGTGCTTTTGTCCCACGCGTCTTCGAACTCGCGGCCTAGGCGCTCCGCTCCTGATGGTGCTGGGACGGATGCGTCAAAGGCGGCCTTTAGCGCTTCTGCGTAGAGGTGCGCATTGCCAGTGATGTCGCCGTGAAGGCCGCGCAATGTAACGGCGGCAGTCGATAGCTGGAGAAGGAAGCGATAGAGGTTGTTCGCCAATTTCTCCGGGATCGTCACTGCGTCCACCGCCTTCCTCGCTTCCGGTGCGGTGGAACGGGCGGCGGAGAGATAGGCGCGGATAGCTTCAGACAGAGCTTGTGAATGCTCGCGCGGCTGGCACTCCTGCGATGCTTCGTAAGCGTCATGCGCCGCTTCCAGCGCTGCCGGCTCCAGATCGGGGAGAGTGGTCATGGCGACACCGGAGGCTTGATAAGCTGCCAATGCGTGAACTTGAAGTCGCCCAGAAAGCCGGAGGCGCGCACTCGCCCGCTTTCGAATTTGTTACCGAAGGCTGGGCAACCCTTTCCGCGGAATCCGCCGTTTGCCACCCAAAGCAGAAGGTGCGGCTCTTCGCTGTCGCCGGTTATCGGGCAAGTCTCAATAGGGTTCCAACCATTTTCATCGGTCTCGCTCATAGCTAGGCGCTCCTACGGGTGTTGCTGTAGAGTGGTTTTGGCGGCAGCGGAGGCTTGGTCTGCTGGCGCGGCTGTTTGGGCGGCTGTGGGATCTTCACCTTGACGCGCGTCTTCATGCCCATGAGCGACTGGCGAACCGTCGTGGCCGCAGTCGGGGTATCGTGGTGCGCCGTCTTGTATCGATGGCAGCGAATGCAGACCGCCGCGCAGTTCTCCAGGCTGTTATCCTTGGAATTGGCATCGAGGACGATGTGGTCGTACTCCACGCCCTGAGCGAGGCCGGCATGACAGCGCTGGCCAGGGCCGAGTCCATACCACTCGCCCACCGCCTCACAGCGCATATTGGAGCGCTTGAGAGCTGCTTTGCGGGTTGCTGTGGTGAACTCGCGGCGAGCCATCACATCCGCTCCAACTCTGCCTCTAATGCCTCTGCCAGTTCGTCTTGGAGGCGGCGTGATTCAAGGAACTCCACTTCTTCGACGAGGCGATTGTGGAGCGCGCTGTATTCGTGTGAATGCGGGCGCTTCCTTTGTGCGGGCCGGCGCCGCCAGTATCCGCCGACGTAGTAGACCATCTCGTTCATGCGGCTTTCCTTTCGCCGCGCTCAAGTGTTGCCGGGTCGGTCAGGACGACGCCCTGTTCCGAGAAGTGCTTTTGAATGGCATCGAGATAGGCGGTCTTCTGTCGCGTCGTCATGATCCGCGTAACGCCGAAGTCGAACGGCACCATCATGAGCTTCAGCTTGTGCTCGTAGGGCAGGGGCCGCACGATGGCGTCATATTCCTGGCAGAACGCGTCGTTCTCGTTGCGCAGGATCGGCACGCCGAAGTGGAGCTTACAGTAGCCGCGCACTTCCTCCGGCGTCCTGTCTCCGAGCTGTTCGGATATCTCCTTGACCCACAGGCGCTGAAGCTTGTTCTGCTCCGTCGTGCGGTGCTTGCCGGCAGTGACAGATGCAGTGAATGGTAGCTTTTGGTTCTCAATGAACCTTAGAAGCATCTTGCGGTCATATTCAGTCTCGACAACCCGGTCCATGGTTGCGTCCCTTTCCGCCGGAGCATTTGCGCTCCGGCTTCTCTGTTACGGGATGAAATTATCAACGTAGCTGTTGCGCCCGTTCGAGGGCCGATCACCCGGAAACTGATCATCGTCCGGCAAGCCGTTCAGCAGGACTTCGCGGCGCTTGTTGATCTCTTCCTTGGCGACGGTGCGCCAGCCTAGTTCGCCGTCCGCCCATCCCTGAGCATCGGCAACCGCGCTCCATTCCAGGGCGCATTTGTTCAGCATGGAAATGCTGTTGCAGTCGGCAACGTCACGCAGGAACTCATCGAACCTGTCAGGCTTGGTGACGTTGCCGATGTCCTTCTTGAGCGCATGCCGGGTTGGCTTCTGTGCCGTGGACGGCTCGCCTTTGAAGTCGTCGCTTTCCTCTTCAGAATAGGCGAGGCCGTGAAGGCCGACGAGCTTGAGGACAACGCGGTCCTTGGCGCGCTTCTCGGCCATTGCATACGGATAACTGTTTTTATTGTTGTTCGGCGCCGCCTCGCCAAATGACCACTCGGAACGGTCGCCCATGAAGCCGCGCGCCACGATGACGGCGATCTTCTCCGCCGACTTAGCTTCCACGATTTCCGGCATATCAAAGGTGATGCCGGCGCGGGCCGCGATCCGCTCGATTGCCTTGTGGTAGACGACCCACACGCCGTGGCAATCCCAAAGGGCTTCGCGCTGGTCTTCACCGTAATTCTTCAGGATTTCGATGATCCTTGGATCTGGTGCCTTAGCCATCGATGGTGATCCTCTTGCGGCTTGCTTCGGAAAGGATGATCTCGGCCATGATCGCGCGGGCGTTTTCGAAGCCGTACAGGCGGTATAAATCGCGGAAGGCACTGCGCGCCTGGTATTCCACGAACCCGGCGCCAAAGATTTCATCGTTGGCCGTATCGGCGATTGCCTCGGCGGCTCGGTAGTCATTCGTCATATGATCAGACATCGACATCTTCTCCGGTTTCTTCCGGCTCAAGGCCAAGTTCTTCTGGTGAATAACCGGCGCGCAGATCGGCCAGCATGTACTTGTTGACGACGTAGTACTGGCCATCGATAAGCACCGTGTACCGAGCGTGTCCGTTGGCAACGAGCGTCGAGCAGACGAAGACCTTAGTGGTTTCCGTGTTCCTACCCGAAAGGCTCCGGTGCAATTCACGGATAGGCTTCGTGTGGGCGCTTATGGGGCGGTAGAGAGTCATGGGGTGGCCTCGTCGGGATGGCGCCTGACTTGCTCGATTGCTGAATAATTGATGCGGTATCCCAGGCACGGCTCAAAGCGGCCGAGCGGCTTATCCGTGAACACGCTCCCTGTTGTTGGCGCGTTCGGAGTATGAGTCAGCGCATATCCAATGACCGGATACCACTCACCATCAACCAGGACTTCATCGCCCCGTTGCAGATGTAACAGCCTTTCGACGCTCATGGTGTTTCCTCCAGCAACAGGCTTCTGAGAAAGGCGACTTCATCGCGGGCGGCGGCGTGGGCGCGGTCTGCGGGAACATCACCGCATCGCCAATCGCGCCTTGCTGTGGCGGCGGGGATGTAGGGCGTTTCCCTGCAGAACGTTGCGCCAGTCTTCTCGAATACCGGACAGCCTTTGCACTCATCCGACCCGATTTTGAACATCGCGCAGAGCGGGCAGTCTTTCTCGCTGATCTTGAATTCGAACGGGTCTGTCGCCTCAGCATTCCGCTCCCACTTGGCGATGGAAGCTTTCAGTGCTTCAAGTGTTTTCGCGTCCATCTGTGTTCTCTCTGTTAATATGCGGTCGGCTGCGCGAGTGTTCTGCCAAGCAAATTCAACGTCACTGTGATCGTCCCATGGCTCTTTGTGCCCTAGCTTGTTCCAGGCAAGCCAGCGACCGTGAGGAAGGCGCTGCGCGAAGTGGTTAGCGCCCCAAAGGATGCAGGGCCATTGAAGCCAAGGCGCTGGATCGAATGGGCTGTCGTCGCCAACGATCTGAGTTGTATTTCTCGTGAAGCTAAGGCTATCCGCCCCTCCCTTGCCGCCACCAAGGCCATGGGCGTAGCCGATCCCGTACGGCGGGTCGGTCACAACCGCGTCGATCTTGCCGAGGGAAGGCAGAGCATCGAAGCAATCGCCAAGGATGAGGCGGCAATTGCCGATGTTTTCCTCTCGCCGTTCGCTGCTCATCTCTCTCTGCTCCATCTATCGCGGTATCGGGCTTGCGGTTGGGAAGGGGCTAGAAGGCGCGTCGAGAGCCGCGAAGGCCGGACGGATCGGGCGCGTCTTCGACTGCGACTGTCGCGCCATTGTCGATCCATTCGCAGATTTCGTAGGCTGTGGCCGTTTCGCCCGGTTTGACATTCCCCGGAACGGGGCCGCATGAACCCTTGCGGTACACATCGCCGCCCTTGATGACCACGAAGTCGCCGTAACCAATTTCCTGAACTGTGATGGGGCTCATCTTTTGTCTCCGTGTGATGGTTTAGGCGGCGAGCGCCAAGGCATGCCGCTTCCAGAATTCGGCCTCTAGCTCTTCCAGGCGAGCCTCTTGCGCGTCGGTCGTGCCCTTGCCGTGATGGCGCGCCCACATGATCGAATTGGCCTCGTCATAAAGCTGGCCTTCGGTAAGCTCAGCGGCTGGCGTTTGGACTGTTGTGCTCATCTGTTCGTCTCCAGAGCGCATCTGCTGCGCTTGTTGTGGGGGATGGGTTAGGTCGTCGCCGCTTCCGCGAGATCGGCGCGTTGAAGCACTTCGATGAGGACGCGCAGCAAAGCCCTCTGCTCCCTAGCCGCCGTCTGGTCCCTCAATGTTTCAGCCAGGGCACCGTTGATGAGCGCGAGCTTCTTGAGCGCTGTGATTTCGATGCCGCTGATCTCGATGGTTGCCACGGTCACATCCCCATCAATCAGGCGAATGAAGCTTCATAAGCCGCGTCGATCTCGCCGTTCATTTCGCGGCGCTCATGCGCGAGTTGGCGGTGATTGTCGGCGGCCATCTCAACCGCGTCGCGGATCGACGAGTTGAAGTTGTGAGGCAGGCGCGACTGGAGAAGCTGCTTGCGGATGTAGCGGGCTTCGTTGAGCAGGGCGGTGTTCATCTCTCTCTCCTTGCTTCGACCAGATCGGCGCGGTGGCTTGCGCTTCTTCGTGGTCTCGATGGGAGCAATATGAACGGTAAAATTACCGCCGTCAAGCACAATCGGTAAAAAAACCGCCAGAGGATTGAAATTCTCTTCGGGACATGCGAGACATAGACCGTCGTGAATGCGCCGGCTGCCATAGCTCGCCTGACAAGATTCGCGATGTGCGGGGTCGAAAGTCCTAGCGGCACGTCAGGGAATTGAGGACTTCCCCAACCGAAAGGCGGGAGGCAGCTCTACAGAGGCTCGTCCGAGTTTCAGAGCGCCATTTGATCCCAGCTTCCATTGGCCCGACTGGTCAATGGGGGTTTGGGGGTCTTATGGCAGATACGAGGTCTGAACCGGTTTCAGAAGCCCTTAAAACATCAAGCTAGAAGAGGACCTCCTGAAGGTACTTGTCAGGAGCCTCAGTGGGCGGACACCGCGCGACCTCGTTGACTTCTCGCTCTAGGACGGTTTTCCTATTCACCACCCATTATGCCAGGAGGTGAATATGACTCGTCCAGGTGATCAGCGCGGGGTCCGGCCCTTATCGATGAGGGCCACAACGTCGGCGAGCAATTTCAGCGCGTCGTCACGATCTGAGTTGTCTAGCGAAAACGAGCGCTCAAGCCTGGATGTAACCTCGGCGTTAAGACTCCGGTCATTCTCGACAGCCGCTCGCTTAATGCGCTTGAGCAGCTCGGGCGTGATGCGGATATGGATTATGAGGCGGTCTGTCGCAGGCATGACTGCGACTTATGGCTGAAAGGTTTTCAACCTGTAATCGGTGCACCCAGTGCTATAAATGTATCACCTAGTGCTATCAGTTATCCACAGGCCCTAAAGCTTATTATTACACCTTGATATATTCCGTTAATCACTCTCAAATGTGGTCGGACCACGAATGAGGGCGCGATCCGAAGAATGGAACGGAAGGTAAAACAACTATCGGATACCGCTCAGGGGGCGTTGAAATGATCCATTACGTGCCGCGTTACAAGACGCGGAATGAGGAAATCGTTGCAGAACTTCGCAGCTTTGCCGGCGCCAGTGCGCCACTCGATCCTGAAATGGTGATTAAAAGAAAAGCGGCCGAAATAGCTATCGCGATGGCACTTCTTCACGGCGGCGATTGGCGGGTGCAGATCGATCATCAAGAGGGGTTTCTGATGGTTGCTCGTCGGGCTCGCCCAAAAACCCGTTAATCACTCGAATGACGCGATTTAGATCGTCGGCGCCGATACCATACGCCAACAATGAAGATCTAAGTCGCGCCTCTGGTGAAGGCGTTTCGCCATCGACATCACGAGCCAACTCGATCCCGAGCGCCTTTTCGACCTGGTTCAGCTTGATTGTGGTGGCGCTGGCCTTGTCTGTGCCATTCTTCTGGTCGGCCTCAACAGCTCGTATCCAGTTTCTGATTGTGTCCTTGGAGTCGGTGGCCTGCGCGGAAATCTCGGCGGCCGATGTCCCCAGCTCGGCCAGCCGCGCTTCAATCCGCTTCACCACTTTTGTCAGACTTATCATGTGGTGAAATTACCGCCGCAAGCTTTTCGTCGCGAGCGGTAAGAAAACCGTTGACGACGGCGGTAAAATAACCGATAACAGATGCGCCATGACAGAAATCGCGCATCTCCTAAGCCTCTCCGACAGGTTCATTGAAGCCACATCCGTCAAGGAAGTGACGCTTAGCCACAGGGTTTTCGGCGACAGCAAGAAACTCGCAGCGATACGCAATGGCGCCGACATAACGCTCAGCCGCTTTAATGCTGCGCTGGAGTGGTTCTCGGTTAACTGGCCAGACGACGCCGAATGGCCGGTAAGCATTCCTCGCCCTGTCACGGAGAATGCCGCATGAGCGACACCTCCCGACAGGTCTACTTCGCCGAGTGCATCGGCCCATTGGGGCCAATAGGAGCGATCAAGATCGGCTGTTCCTATGGCTGGAGCGACAGGCTCAAGCAAATAAGTTCTGGCTTGCCATTTACGCTTGAGCTTAGAGCGTTGATTTCTGGCGATCTCGTGATGGAAAAAATATGCCATCTCGCCCTCAAGGAATATTGCATTTCCGGCGAGTACTTTCACCCGAGCGAACGCGTTCTCAAGGTCATCAAGCGCGCGTCGGAAACCGGGCGGGCCTTTCCCCTGATTGAAGATCTCGGGGAGTCGTCCACGCCAGAGGGCGCGGTAAAAGCCTTCATGGATTTCCATGACGTCACTTTGGCAGAGGTGTGCGAAATCCTTGGTTTTCCAGCCAGTCAATACGAACGCCGCCTGGCCAATAGCAAGTATAAATCGCGAAATATGGTAGATGCAGCGGCTATCGTCGCCAATCGCCGTGAACAGTTCGTCAAGTGGCCAACAGACGCTCTCCGGGGATTACTTGGAGAGGTGAGCCCTGTAGTCGAAAGGCGCCGCGCGAAAGAGGCCGCAAACTCCAACGAGCAAAACATAACCGAACCTCACCGCGCAAATGATAGCTGGCGGGGGAAAATATGAGCGACATGATCACCCGCGTTGCGAAGGCGATTTGCAACCGCGCAGACGATGAGTTTGAGCCGAACCGCGACTTCTGGATCCCCTACGCCCGCGCCGCCATCGAGGCCATGCGTGAGCCGTCCGAAGAGCAAATCGAATTGCTGACGATGTTCATCCGGCGATGTGTTTGGGGCCGCGAAAACGTCATCAAGCAATATCGCGAACTCATCGACGCAGCTCTCTCCCAAGATACCCACTCACTGCCCCTCAAGCCCCAAGAGGCAGTGAAGCCGGCGGTTGAAACGCCCCAAGCCCCAGCCGCCGGCACTAATTCGGATGAGGCGCCATGACAATCGCAGCCATCATCTACCTGTATCTATCCGGCGCTCTCTCAACGGCGCTGTACGTCGCCGAAGCGTTCGGCGGCTTCAGGTGGCCAAAGCTGCTGCTCATTGCTTTCTGGCCAGCCGCCGTCCCGCTCTTCGTTGTCTCGGCACTCATTGCGGCGGTGGTGGTCCGGCATGCCTAACCTATCCTCCAGGGCGTGTTACAGCGCGATCTGTAGAACCAGCGGCGGAACCTGGAGCATCAGGACGCGCGCAACCGTTGGACCTCGAAACTGTGTCGATTATAGCCGCGCGTCCGCCTCCCATTCGAATCCCGCTGTCTGGTTCCCCTTCGGCAGCGTGATCGCCGCAGTGTCCTCCCTCTGCGTGCGTAGACTGGCCGGTAGCTTCGAAGCGCAGCGGACCCGTTTGGCGCTCAGCTACCGGCCAATTTTCAGCTCGCCCTACAAGGGACCGTGTGGGCTGCTGATCAGAATTTGTGCCGGCTCCAAGTCCACCGCCGGCAAGTGTTTTTCTCTTCTTCGCGCGCTCGTCCATGACGCCAATCAATCGGCGAGCTGCGTCTTCCATCGATTCCAGTTCTCTCCAGTCCTTGTGTCTGCCCTCAGCCATGGGAAACAACATGGCAGAAGGAACGGACAAAGTGCTGTCAAAGGATGACAAGAGTAAGTCAATGAGTGACACGACGTTCATGCAACATAACTTGCCGGAGGTTTTTGACCCTCGACGGTACGGGAGCGTCAAGGCTGCGCAGATCGCGGCTTATGACTTCATGAAGGACCGCGTTAATAAGAAACTGAAACTTCGCCGCGTCCGCCAGCTCTGGGAAGGTAGAGCTTCCAGGGTTGACGGAGAGGAAAAGGACGCCCTGCGGCAGGCCAAAATCGAGGAAGCCCGGAATGAATACAAAGCCCTTCGTTGCCGTCTTGCGAGCCTTGAGGCCGCTCTTACCGCTGTCGATCCGGATTTCTTTGGCCCGCAGATGGATGCGTATCGCGGACCGGAGAGCGGATTGGGCGGAAGCGATCGCTCCTGAATTTACGGAGAAGGACTGATGTGCACCGTCTCAATGGTAGGCGACCACTACGACGACATTTTCAGGCCGCGCCCTTGGTATCCTTCGATACCGAATTGGCCTTCCGTTCCTGACGGTGGCCCAGCCTCCATTCCCGGCATTAGCCGGCAGGAGTTTGATGCCCTGAAGCGCGAAGTTGAGGACATGAAGAAGCTCCTCATTCGCGCCAAGGAATACGACGAGCGCAACGGCGAACCTGACTGCGAAATGGAGGACAAAGTGGCCCTCCTCAAGAAGATCGCGAAAGCAGTCGGCGTTGATCTCTCGGAGGTCTTTGGCAAATGAACCAGCTCGATCAACTCATCCGAGAGCTAGAAGGCGCCGACTACTACCATGACGAGGAAGAAACACGCTGGCCGTATCGAGGCGCCATCATCATATCCATCACCCTTCTAAGCTGGGCAGTCATCGGGATAGCTGCCTATGCGGTGTGGAGGCATTTCGGCTGATGGGCAAGCGATCCTCATTCGTTCGGCGGCCGATGGATTCCTATCTCACCATCGATCCCAATGCTGTGACGCCGTTGATTCCATTTCTCCACACAAATGTGGAGACGTTTGCGGAGCCGTGCGATGGCGAGGGGCATCTTGTCCGCTGGCTTGAGGCGGCGGGGCTCTACTGCTGCTATCGCGGAGACATCTCGACCGGCAAGGATGCTTTGGCGACGACAGACTTCAACCGTCCAGACGCGATCATAACCAATCCGCCCTGGACGCGCGAGATCCTGCACAGGATGATCGTGCATTTCCAGGCGGTTGCGCCAACATGGCTGCTGTTCGATGCCGATTGGGTACACACCAAGCAATCGGCACCCTTCATCGATAAGTGCTCCAATATCGTTGCCGTTGGGCGCCTCCGTTGGATCGAGGGAACAAGCCACAAGGGCAAGGATAACTGCGCTTGGCATCGGTTTGATGTGAACCACAGCGGTGGCCCGCTCTTCACTGGCTGGCAGCGTGAGGCGGCATGATAGCGATTGAGCTCCCCTGGCCGCCGCGAGAACTGCACCCGAATGCGCGGGTGCATTGGGCGAAGCGTGCCAAAGCAGCGAAGCAGGCGCGCACGCTCGGCTGGGGAATGACACTCACTGCCGGCATCCGCCGCAACGACCCTGACATTCCGAAAGACTTGAAGGTGACGGCGGTCTTCTTCCCGCCAGACGATCGCAAGAGAGACGCGGACGGCATGCTCTCCAACATCAAGAGCTATCTCGATGGGATCTCCGACGTGATCGGCGTCGATGACAGCAAATGGCAGATCGCCATTCGCCGTGAAGCCAAGAAGAAGGGCGGCCTCGTTCGCATCGAATTGGAAGCCGCCTAGACGCATTCGATAGGGCGCCAAGCCCGCTTTGAGGGATCGATGAGCCTGTGGAAATCCTGGGGAAAACTCGCAACGCCTGTGGAAAGTGGGTGTAACTATAACTCTGTTGCACCCTTGCAACTCTGCGGTTCCGCAGAAGTCAAGTAGAATAGGCGTCAAACGAATCTACAGATCGGAAAGGCTTTGAAATGGACCGCAAAGACAATCCGCATGACGACGAAGACGCATGGGAAAGCCTCGGCGATGTAGTGGCGCGCGTTATCGCGAAGCTCGCCAGGAAGGCGGCAGCGTGACCGCCCAGATCGCAAGATTACCCAGGACAAAGGCTGGCCGCGAAATGATCCGCGAATGCCATTCCATCACCAGTATATGGGAACCTCACCCGGCCGACCTTTGCGACATCAGCGAGGTTGACTGGGACGAACTAGCCGTCGAGGTCGAGAAGCTTTTCGCCTCCGGCTATGGCTCGGAACTGCGGGGACAATCATGAGCGCAACGCCCTTCATGCAATTCTATGTCGCCGATTATCTTGGGGACACGCAGCATCTCACGACCGAGCAGCACGGGGCATATTTGTTGCTCTTGATGGCGATGTGGCGGGCAGAAGGCCGACTGCCAAATGACCCCAGCAAGCTTGCTCGCATAGCCCGCGTAAGCCTTCGCCGCTGGCACATTCTGGCGGGTGAATTGATGGCATTTTTCGAGGTGGATGGTAGCGACATCACCCAGAAGCGACTGACCGAAGAACGCCAAAAAGCCGTTTCGATAAGCGAGAAACGGAGCGTCAGCGGGAAGCTTGGAGTTTTGGCTAAGTCACTGAAAAACAACGATATGTCTCAAGCAAATGCTAGTGATTTGCTTAAGCATAGTCAGATACCAGAACCAGAAGGTAGTTCTGATAACTCAGAGAATATCATCAACGTTGTCCCCGCTGACGCGGGTTCGCCGCCAGATGATCGGTATGCATTCCAGGGCGAAACGATCAGGCTCTCGGCGAAAGACCTTGAGGCATGGCGGCGGGCGTTTCCTCACCTTTCGCTTGAGGCGGAACTCTGGGCCTTGGACGAATGGGCGGGAGAGCAAAAAGCCGCTGGCAAGAAATGGTTCACCGTTGTTTCGAACGCCTTGGCGAAAAAGGAACGAACCGTCGTCGGGCGCATCCACTTGGCGTCCGTGCCCAAGGCAATGGAGCGCCGATTGGCTCCGGACCCGCGAATATGAAATCCGCCTCAGAAATTCTAAGCGCCAACGGGATCTTGCTTCGACGCCATGCAGACGGAAACCAGAAAACAACCTGCCCAAGATGCTCAAGTTCCCGCCGGAACAGGCGAGAGCCGTGCCTATCAGTCGAGATCGGCCGGCTCGGCACGCGCTGGAACTGCCACCACTGCGGATGGCACGGTGGAGAATACTACGAAGGTGGGGCATTTCGCGCTGAAAGTCCTGCATCAGCGCGGCATCGACCCGGAAACCGTCGTTCGATTGGGGATTTATACCGGTAGCTCACGAGAGGGCGAAAACGGCGAAACCAGCGTCGTGCCGGATGAGAACGGCAACATCGTTGTTTTCCCGTTCATGGAGCATGGTCGCGCCGTAGCCGAGAAGTACCGCGCAGCCCACAAGCGGTTTTGGCAGAGGGCCGGTGGCCGGCGCACGTTCTGGAACGCGGATGTTCTCGATGACCCAGCGCTCGACCATATGCCGCTAATCATCACCGAGGGCGAGATCGACGCGCTTACGGCGATCGATTGCGGATTTCCACTTACCGTTTCTGTTCCTGACGGAGCGCCAGCGGTAAGGGATGGAGAGAACCCAGAAGACTTGGAGGATGTCGATCCGGAGCGGGAGCGCGACGGGAAGTTCGAATTTGTCTGGAACAACCGAGAGCGCATCAAGCGCGTTAAGCGGTTCATTCTTGCAGTAGACAACGATCCGCCTGGCCGGCGTCTTGCGGCTGAACTGGTGCGGCGCCTATCCGCCTCCCGATGCATGTTCGTGACCTATCCGGAGGGCTGCAAAGACCTGAACGATGTCCTTCGGCAATACGGGCGGGATGCTGTCACCAAATGCCTCACAGAGGCCAAGCCATATCCAGTCAAGGGGCTCTATCGCCTGTCTGACTATCCAGACGTTGGAGAGCCCGTCACGTATTCGACAGGCTGGGCTGGCGTCGATGATTATCTGCGCCTCTGGCTGGGCGAGCTGATGGTGGTCACCGGCATTCCGGGCCATGGGAAATCGACCTGGGTCATGAATCTTTGCGTCAACCTGGCCAGCAGGCACGGCTGGGTGTGCGCCGTCGCATCATTCGAAATTCCGACTGTCCCAGCGCTCCGCTACAAGCTGCGGCTCGCGGTTTCCGAGCGTCCGAAAGACCACTGGAACAGGCAAATCGTTGATGAGGCTGATGGCTTTATCCAGCGCCATTTCGTGTTCATCGATGACGATCCTGCCGGCGGCGGGGATGAGGATTTAACTCTGGAATGGTTGCTGGAGCGCGCTGCCGATGCTGTGCTTCGCGATGGCGCCAAGGTTTTGGTCATCGATCCATGGAACGAGGTCGAGCACGCGCGACCGAAGAACGAGAGCGAGACGCAATACGTCAACAGGGCACTTCGGATGATACGCCGGTTTGCTCTTCGGTACGGCGTTCTGGCTATCGTGGTGGTCCATCCGACAAAGGATGTTGGCAAAGACGGCAACAGCCGCGTTCCGACGCTCTACGACTGCGAGGGTTCTGCCGCTTGGTACAATAAGCCGGATCACGGCGTCGTCATCGATGTTCCTAATCCAGTTCAGAACGAAACAGTTGTCTGGGTCAAAAAGGCCCGTTTCTCTTGGTCGGGCAAGAAGGGCGACGTGACCCTCGAATACGTCCCCGACATCGAAGGCTATCGCAGCCTCGGCAATGCAACACCCCTTTGGAAAATCACCAGCCACTCGGAGGCAGCGTAATGGCGTACGAACAGAAAGACATGAGCGGCACGCTCTTCAAGAACGATCGCCGCGAAAAGGATTCGCATCCACACGCCACAGGAACGGCGCTGATAGACGGTGTGGAATATTGGGTATCGGCGTGGACCAAGGACGGCGCAAAGGGAAAGTTCCAGAGCCTTTCCTTCAAGCGCAAGGAGCAGCGCCAACCAGAGCGCCAACAGCAGGCCCGCCCGGCGCCGCGCGAGTTGGACGACGAAATCCCGTTCTGAGGGCGAAGCGATGAAGGAATGGAATGAGACGGAAGCCCGCGACATGCTGTCCCGAGGGATTTCATATACCGAAGTCGCCAAGATATTCGGCCTGACCACAACCACAGTGCATCGACGGCTCGACCCAATGTTCGCCGCCTATGTCCGGGAACGAACCAACTTGGCGCGGGCAATCAAGCGTGGGAACGATGTGGCGGCAACCTTCCGGTATCAGCCGCCATCTGAGCAGGATTTAGCCGCTCGTCTGGCTGAGATCCCTAGGGACACGCGAAGCCTTACCGGGCGGCTCTGTGGCGACCCACTTCCTGGCCGCAGTGCGTTTGATCGCATGTTCGCAGACACTTGCGGAGGGTGAGATGAGTATCAGACCGGAATCGCCGGGTGAGATCTACGAGGACAAGAATGGCGATCGCTGGCTCGTCATGTCGCTGTGCAACGAGCCAACCGTCACCATGCAAAGGCTTCTGCCGCAATGGGATAATGCCCCGCCGGCTTTTAAGCAATCTGGCGGCATCCACGGCCTGATGTGGGACGGCTTCAAGAAAGTTCTTGACGCTCCAAAGCGCGACTAGCGGAGACACCATGACCAAGGCAGCAACATGCGACACATGCAAGCATTTTGGCCCAAGCACCGAAATGCCCGCACCGTTCGGTACGTGCAGGCGATGGAAGACTGGATACGGCCTCCCGCGCATGGAAGAGAACGAGTGTCTGGTCGAAGATGATGAGTGGTGGGCCAATGTCGTCGGTCCAAAGTTCGGCTGCGTTCTTCACGAGGACAAGGAATGACCAAGGCGGTTACGAGGGCTGAGAAGCGGCGACGCAGGGGCAGGCCAAGGCTTGAGGTCGAATACCGAGAACCAAATGGCCGCGCCTCCAGATCTGATGAGCCCGCTGACAAGCTGGCACTGGAAACACGCGCGCGCCGTCTTGGGCTCACAGTCATCCAGGCGAAGGATCAGCGGGCAGAGACATATATCGGCTATCTCGCCATCCTCGGGCCGCGTGACGGGCTCAGTGAGGCGCAATACGAGGCGGCAACGCAATATCTCTCATTGCGATCTGACTGGCTCATGTCGAAGAAGGCACCGAATGCTAGTGTCAACAACGGCACCATTGGCATGCCGAGCGATCACATTTCCGATGCCTACATTCAATGGTGTGAGGACGTGGACGATCGCTATAACGACTGCCGCAAGGCCATCCAGGAAGCACAGGGCGAGAACCGCTGCGACAACCTCTGGGCAGCTCTGGATTTGTGCGTGATCCAAGGCCAGCGATTTGATCACATGATCGGCGCAACGCGGCTTGTGTGTAATGCGCTGGTGAAATTTTTCCGGTGTTGACTTTCTGTAGCAAATCGGATTTATTGACAGTCAGCTTCACTTTGGCGCTTTGCGCCCCAAGCCAATCCTTCCGATTTCACAGATTGCAGGCCCCGGTCTCGGCGCGATCGCCATGACTTCGGCATAAGTGCAGTCATCTGCCGCCTGCAATGCCCGATTCCACAAATGTGGAGCGCAGTGCATGTCCATCCTCTCATGGCTATTCCGAAGGAACCTTCCGATGCAGGTTGATTTCTCTGCCCTGAACGCGCAGCTCGAAACTCTCTCCGCCAATGTTGGCAAGCTTGCTGGTGTCATCAGCGCACCGACTGACGCGGAACAGCGCATTGCCCAGCTTGAGGCAGACCTTACTGCTTCCCAGGCCAATGCCGCGCAGCTCCAGGCCGATCTCGACGCATCGCAGGCAGCAGAGGCGGCAATTGCCGGTCAGTTCAAGGCCCAGAACGACGCTATCGCAGCGCTGCTGCCGCCGGCAGCCTAAAGAGCAACGCTATGGCAAAGAAGCCCGCAATGAAGCCTAAACCCGGAATGTCTGGTTCGAAGAAGGGCGGCAAGAAGGGCTGCTGATTTCCACCTGATACCGGCAACCTCCCCTCAAAAGGACTGCCACCATGGCCGCTAGGCTAAACCTCCGCCAGCAGGATCAATCCCGCGCGGCGATCCAGACCAGTCAGCTCATAAATCGCTTGCAGAACTATGCGTTAGGCAAGACTGAGGCCAATGACAAGGTTGTCGAGATCGACGCTGGCCGCCTCCGGGCAATCGAAATCCTCCTCAGGAAGACGCTGCCCGATGTTTCGGCCGTGACACTGAGCGGGGATGAGGAAAACCCACTGATCCTCAACGTAACCTATGGCGGCAAGTGAGAGTAAATCTCACCTTCCTGCCTAGGCCACAGTTTCTGCCCTATCTGGAGCGCAAAGAGCGCTGGGCTGCTGTCGTAGCTCATAGACGAGCGGGCAAGACCGTCGCCTGCATCATGGATCTGATTAAGCGCGCCAGTGAGAACAAGCAGCGCGAGCCGCGATACGCCTACATTGCTCCAACCTACACTCAGGCCAAGGACGTGGCGTGGTCCTACCTAAAAGAATACACCTCAGCCATTCCGGGCGTTGAGAAGTCGGAAAGTGAGCTGTTCGTCACGCTCCCCAGCAATGGAGCCAGGATAAGGCTTTATGGTGCCGACAACTATGATCGACTTCGTGGGCTGTATCATGACGGCGTGGTCATCGATGAGGCTGGGGACCACGACCCAAGAGCATGGCCCGAGGTCATCCGACCCACACTTTCAGATCGAAAGGGCTGGGCAACTTTTATCGGCACGCCCAAGGGCGACAACGACTTCCACACCATCTTCGAGCGCTCTCGCAAAGAGGATGACTGGTTCTCAGCCGAACTGAAGGCGAGCAAGACCGGCCTCATCGACGAGGAAGAGCTGCTGGACGCAAGGCGGACGCTCACGGCAGAGCAATACGCCCAGGAATATGAGTGCTCGTTCAATGCGGCTGTTCTCGGTGCCTATTATGGCCGGGAAATGGAACTTGCCGCCTCTGAGGAGCGGATCACCAAGGTTCTGCACGATCGAGCGGCTGATACTTATGCCTCATGGGACTTAGGCATAGGGGATTCAACGGCCATCTGGGTTTTCCAGATCATCGGCAAGGAATGGCACTGGCTGCGCTATTACGAAAGCAGCGGCCAGCGGCTCGATCACTATGTGGATTGGATCAAAGCGCTGCCGTTCGGCATTCACAAGCATCTGCTGCCACATGATGCAGAGGCGAGGGAATTGCAGACCGGCAACAGCCGCGTGGAGTTCCTTGAGGCTCGCGGGCTGAATTGCGAGGTGGTTCCTCGTCACAACATTGATGATCGCATCAATGCGGCTCGGGTGAAGTTCAACCGCTTCTATTTCGATGAAAAGGGCTGCGGCGACGGCATCAAGGCGCTGCGCATGTACCGCGCCGAATATGACGACAAACACAAGACGTTGAAGCCTCGCCCGCTCCACGACTGGGCCTCGCACGGCGCCGATGCGTTCGGCTGCGGTGTGATGGGTGCGGTTGAGAAGACAAACACGGTTTCCTATGCGGCGCCTAACAATTCCTGGGTGGTTTGATGGCTAAAGGCGAGCGCATGGACGAGGAGGAGATCAAAGCCCTCCTTGCTATAGAAATCCAAAGCTCAGTCTCGTTCACCGAATCCGAACTGTCGGGCCAGCGTGCGCGTGCATTGGAATACTATCGCGGCGTGATGAACGACACGCCGGCCGCGAACAATCGCTCGTCTGTGGTTTCCCGCGATGTTGCCGACACGATCGGTTGGATGCTCCCGGGTATCATTCGCGTGTTTTCTGCCTCGGACAGGATGGCGGAATACGAACCATACGGCCCGAATGACGAGGAATTCGCCAAGCAGGCGACGGACTACTGCAATTACGTCTTCTGGAAGGATAACAACGGCTATCGCGTGCTGTGGGATGCCACGCATGACAGCCTGCTTCTTGGAAACGGGATTGTAAAGCACTGGTGGGATGACAAGGAGGAATGCGAGTACTCCGAACTGTCTGGTATCACGGCTGAGCAAATCGCCATCCTTCAGGCCGCACGGGGCGTTGAGGTAACAGCGCAGAAAGCCGGCGAACCTCAAATCGTCATCACGCAAGACCCTGCCACGGGGCAGATGGTTGAGCAGCAAATCCCCGTCTTCGATGTGAAGATGAAGCGCGTCACGCGGGCAGGGCGATTGAGGATCAAGTGCATCGCAGGGGAGGACTTTCTCAAGGACCGCGATTCGATCGACATCGAGGACGCCCGGTTCACGGCCCACAGGGATGAAGTCACACGTTCCGATCTCATTGAGATGGGCTTTGACCAAACGGTTGTTGATGAACTGCCCGCCTATCGCCATTCGGGGCTTCAGATGGAGCGCCAGGCGCGTGATCCGAACTTCGACGTTACCTCGGACACCCAGGACAAGGCCATGCAGCTTATCGAGCTGTATGAGTGCTACCTGAAGGTCGATGTTGACGGAGATGGCATAGCAGAGACCATTCGGGCTTTCTATGCCGGGTCCGGCGGTTCGGGGCAATTGCTCGATTGGGAAGTCTGGGATGATGATGTTCCGTTCTCGGACATTCCCTGTGAGCCGGTTCCTCATCGCTGGGATGCGCGATCCGTCGCCGATGAGACGATGGACACCCAGCGCGTCAAGACGGTGCTGACGCGTCAGTTCCTGGACAATCTCTATTGGGTGAATAACCCGCTGATGTGGGTTGAGGACGGATCGGTGATGAACCCGGAGATGATGGCGGCTCCCGTCTTCGGTGGCACTATCCGCGTCAAGAAGGGCACGCAAGTCCCGCCGACGCCTCTTGCCATTCCCTTCATTGGCGACAAAGCTTTGATGGGTCTGGAGCACTTCGATCAAGTGACGGAGAAGCGCACTGGCGTTTCCCGTTCCACGATGGCTCTGGACCCCGAGACGCTTCAGAACCAGTCTGCAACGGCTAATCAGAATCAGAAGGACGCGTCTTATTCCCAGGTGGAATTGATCGCGCGCAACATGGCCGAATTGGGCTGGAAGCGTGTATTCAAGATGATCCTTCGCCTCCTTGTGAAGCATCAAGACCGGCCCAGGACCATTCGCATCCGGGATAAGTGGGTCGATATGGACCCACGCTTCTGGAATACCAACATGGATGTCACGATCAATGTGGGCTTGGGAACAGGCTCACGTGACCGCGATATGGCGATGTTGAACAACATCCTGACCACGCAGACGATGCTGACGGGTCAGTTGGCTCAAACTGGCTTCGCCAACGATGCCTTGGACATGCTTCCCAAGATCATCAAGACAGCGACCAAGCTGGCTGAATCGTCGGGCATCAGAAACCCGGACGAGTTCTATATCCAGATCGATGAGAACAAGCTTCAGCAGATGAAGCAGCAAGCGGCGCAGCCTAAGGTCGATCCGGCGCTCCAACTGGAACAGGCCAAGGTCCAAGCTCAAATGCAGCTTGAGCAGGCCAAGATGCAGATGTCGTCCCAGCTTGAGGGCGCCAAAGCTCAGGCCGCCGTTCAGAAAGAACAGGCGCAGATGCAGGCCGATCTTCAGGTGAAGATGGCTGAGCTTCAGAAATCGGAAGCAGCACAGGCGCAGCAGAACCAGTTTGATCAGATCAAGCTTGCCGAGGAATCCAGGCAGAAGCAGCTCGACCGCGAGCATCAGATGCAGATCGAGATGATGAAGCTCGAAGCGCAGCGGCAGATGCATCGCGAGACCGCAGCCCTGACGGCCCATACGAATGAGCAGAACAATCAAGTAAAGCGCGACACGGCGAAACAGAAGGCTTCCGCCAAATGAGCAAGACACGCTATTCTCGTAAGACGGCAGATGGCCAGGTTGCGGCCAAGAACGCTTTCCTCCACAACGTCTCGATTGCCCCGACCACGGCAACCCCGACAGCCGGCCTGCTTTCAATCTATGACAGCACGGCGGAATCTGGAACGGTGGTCTATTCTGAGTGGATTTTCGCCACCACGCCGGGCCACACCATCAATCTCGATGTATTCTGCGATAATGGCATCTACGTCGGCTATGATGCGACGCTCGCCAATGTCTCGGTCACCGTGAGCTACAGTGGCGGTTGATAAAATCATTCCCAAGGAAGCACAGCGGCTCCTTGACGACGCAACACTAGCACTGGCCATGGACGAAATCAGGTTTGAGGCCTTGAACGACCTCGCCAACGTCCAGGCAGACGACATTACAGCGGTCCTTCGCCTCCAGCAGAGGGTGCAAGCGATCGAAGATATTCGCTCCAAGCTGCAATCGGCGGCTTCTAGGACGAACACGGCGAACTCCGCAGGAACCTTCGCTTAACTTCACGAGGAAAATCAGACATGCCAGAGAGCGACCTCCCGCAAGGGACCGCCGAGGACAGCACGCTATCGTTTAATGACGGCGTGGACGCCATTGACAATCTGCTTGACGACTCGGGTGACCCGAAGCCCGCCAAGAAGGTTGAGGCCAAAGACCAGGTAGAGCAGCCAGACGAATCCGAATCGGATGAGCCGGTTGACGAAGCCACCGCTGAAGACGCTGAAGACACAGACGGCTCCGAGCCCCTCAAGGGTGGACGCTTTGCGCCGGATTCGGCCAAGGTGACGCTCGATGATGGGTCTGTGATCACCATCGCTGAGTTGAAGCGTAACAACCTCTTCCAGCGCGATTACACCAGGAAGACGACCGAGCTGAAGACAGAGCGCGATGCTTTCGCTCAGCAGAAGTCGCAACTGGACCAACACGCTCAGTCACTCGCTCAACAGCGGGACTTTATCCTTTCGGCCGCTCAGAAGTTCATTCCACAGCCTCCCTCTCGGGAACTGCTGCAATCCGACCCCCTGCAATACATGCAGGCCAAGGCGGATTACGAAGAGCGGATGCAGGTGTTCAACCAGCTTGCCTACCAGCAGCAGGCCAATTCGCGCCTGACTGAGGAGCAGCAAGCCGAGGCCACGAACCAGCTTCGCCAGGAGGAATCCAGGCGTTTGCTGGAGGCAATCCCAGAGTTCAAGGACAGGAACGTCTATCAGAACTTCTGGAACGACGCCGTGGAAACCATGGCCTCAAAATACGGGTTTTCCAAGACGGAAATCGAGGAAACCCTGGATCACCGCTTCTATGTCGCCATGCGTGACCTGGTGAAATTCCACAAGGCGCTGAACAAGGCGCCTCAGGTCAAGCAGGAAGTCGAGAAAAAGCCCCAGATGATCTCTGGATCTCGGCGCATGGACCCGAAGGCCAAAACCTCCCGCGAAGCACAGCAGAGGGCTGAGAACC